ATGAGCGTTCCTCGTCTCGGCTTCATGGACAATTTCTTCAGCGCCTTCGAAGCGCTGCCGCCGCTCAAGGTCAAGCTCCGTCGCTACAGCGGGGCATTCTGGTCGCAGTGCATCGAGCGCGTCATGGAAGAGGCGCTTCAGGATGACAATCCCGATGCGATCCTGACGCTCGACTACGACTCGGTGTTCACGCGCAACGATGCCGGGATGCTGATGCAGCTCATGTGCTGCCACCCGGAAATTGACGCCGTGGCGGCAATCCAGTCGGGCAGGGGGCGCGCGGTTCCGCTGTTCACGGTGAAGACGGCCGAAGGCAACCTTCGCCAGATGCTCATCGAGTCGTTTGCGGACGACCTGACCAAGGTTTCGACAGCACACTTCGGCCTGACGCTGATCCGATCGGACAAGCTCAGAGCCCTGGGCAAGCCCTGGTTCGTCGACGTGCCGGACGAAAATGGCTCATGGGGGCCGGGTCGTGTCGACGCCGACATCAACTTCTGGCGCAAATGGGAAGAGGCCGGCAACAGCCTCTACATTGCCAACCGCGTGCCGATCGGTCACCTCGAATTGCAGGTGCTCTGGCCCGGCCGCGATCTGAGCACGGTCACGCAGCCGGTGACCGAATGGCGACAGAACGGCCGGCCTCAGGAGATGTGGAAATGACGGAAGACCTCGGAGTGCGGATCACCCGCGAAACCGGCCTGACGCCGGGTCTGCGCGTCGGCAAGGTCATCTTCCCGCCGATGTTGCTGCGCGAACAACTCATCAAGCGCGGCGTCGTCGAGGAAGTGAAGCCCGAGCCTGCCAAGACCAAGATGGTCAAGCGCTGATGCCTGTCGATGTGATCAGCACGGTCACGGTTGCGGCCAACAGTTACGACCTGACAGACCTGACAACGGTCAAGACCGAGCTCGGCATTTCGGGCTCGACCTACGACGACCAGTTGGGGCGGTACATCACCGTGGCCTCGATCGCGGCCGGCCAGTATTGCAACCGCGTGTTCGTGGTCGAGACCGTGCAGGATCGCTTTGACATCACGTTTCCGCGCCTGAGGTTCGGCGGCGAGGAGAAGCTACAGACGTCGCGCTGGCCGGTCATCACTATGACGTCGCTGACCGAGAATGGCACCGCACTGGTCAAGGACACCGACTACAAGGTCGACACGAGCAACGGCCTGCTGATCCGGCTCGACACCAATGGCGACCCGACGACCTGGGGCCAGTCTCCGGTGATCGCGACTTATAGCGTCGGCTTCGCCTCGATCCCGGCCGATCTTGAAGATGCGGTGATCCGCATGATCCGCGCCCGCTGGTTTGCCAAGGACCGCGACCCGTTCACGCGCCAGGAGAACATCCCAGGCGTGCGCGACATCGCCTATTGGGTGCCGACCGGCACAGACGCTGGCAACATGACGCCGGACGTCGAGGACATCCTCGATAACTATCGGCAGCCGGTCGTCTGATGAGCGATCTGATCGACTCTCTCGATGCCGCTCTCAAGCGCGCCGGGCAAACTATCACGCTCCGGCGCCAGGTCGGCACGGCGCCGAGCATCACGAATTACGATGCCTTGATTATGGCCGCAGTGCGATCCTACGCGCCCGAGGAACTGGTCGGCGGCATCGATATGACCGACAGCAAGGTCATCATTTCGCCCACCGGCCTGTCGGCGTGGCCAGGAGACGGCGCCGGCAGCAACCCGGCACCGGATATTCCGAAGATCAACGACAAGGTCGTGATCGCCGGCCGAGTGCGGAACGTGAAGGTCGTCGACCCGATCTATATCGGTGACGTGCTGGTCAGGATCGAATTGGCGGTGGCCGGCTGATGCTGCAGGCCAAGATCGACCCGATCGCGCGAGACATCGAAGTCCTCGTCGCGCGGGATTTGTCGCCGCAGGCACAGAGCGCGGCGCTGGCGGCGTTCGCGCGGGAACAGAAGGCCGAGATCGCGGCGGTCAACGACGCGGCCATGGGCAAGAAGGTGCCCGTCCAGACGACCGTCGACGGCGTGGCAGATGCCTCGGAGGACATGGTCCGGCCAGCCGGTACTATCGTCTATGAATTCGAGCTCGCCTCCGACATGCTGGAATGGATCGGCGAGCAATTGGTGACGCATTCGCCGGTCAAGAGCGGCCGTTATGCGCGATCGCATATTCTGCTCGCTGATGGCGTCGAGTTCGACCCGCTCTCGGGCGACATCCCGCCGGCGCGGGAATATGTGTTCTCGAACGTGCAGCCCTACGCGCGCAAGATCGAGGGCGACAACAACCGGGAGCCGGAATCTTCGCAGGCGCCTGACGGCGTGTTCGAGGCCGTGGCCGCGCTGGCGCAGCGCCGGTTCGGCAACATCGCCAAGATCGCCTTTGGCTGGCGCTCACTCCGCGGTGCGGCAGCGCTCGATGCATGGGCCGGCTCCGAGAGTGCCGCGCGGCTGATCGCCAAACGGCGCGGCAGCAAGGCAAACAAGGCCGATTGGCTGGCCCGCCAGCCCTCGATCATCGTGACGATGAGGTAACCATGGCGTCGTCGTCGGTGATCTCCGCAGTCAAAACCCGCGTCTCGGCCAACTGGAACGTGACAGACTTCTACGGCCTCAATGAGGAAGGCCAGACGCCCGCTGACGGCTCTGCATTCCTCGTGGTGCAATTCCCGATCGCCAACGCTGAGCAGAAGTCCATCGGCGCGCCCGGCGCTCAGGTCTTCCGCGAGGAAGGGGCTATTCGCTTCGTGCTCTCAATCCCGCGCGGGCAGGGCATCGACTATTGGCTCGGACAGCTCGAAACGCTGCTAGGCCAGTTTCGCGCGGTGAAATTCTCCGGCGTCAACACATGGGCGCCGACTTCTCCTGTCCTCGACGACAGCAACGATCAGGGCAGTTATTGGCGGCTGACGGCCGCCGTTCCCTACTACGCCGACACGCTCGGCTGATCCTCAAAGGAGCCTTCCATGGTCGACCTGCAGTCGACGAACCGAGTCAAGATCAGCTCGGTTCGCGAAACCACGTTCGGCGTGATCCCGACCAGCCCCGCGTTTAAGACGCGGCGCGTTACCTCGCACGCGCTCGCCACCAACCCGCAGACCGTCGTCTCGAGCGAAATCCGCTCCGACCGGCAGCGCCGGGACGTGATCCTGACCGCGATTCAGCCCGGCGGCCAGGTTGGCGGCGAAGCGGCGTTCCAGGTCATGGATGACGATCTCGAGGAAGCGCTTCAGGGTACTTGGTCGGTCACTCCGACCCGCGACAATGCGGGGACTGCCGACAGCGTCATTACCGCGGTCACTGCGTCCGGCGAGGCCGTGACGCACACGACGGGGGCGGCCTTCGCCGTTGGTCACCTTGTTCTGTTCTCTGGCTTCGGTCAGTCGGCCAATAATGGCCGGTTCCGGTGCACCACCGGCGGCACGACATCGTCGGATTACTCCGGCGCCAGCTTCGTCGACGAGTCCGCACCGGCGGCCAACGCCAAGATGAAGGTCATCGGGTTCCAAGGTGTCAGCGGGGATCTTGTAATCTCTGGCTCGACCATGACCTCGACGACGCTCGATTTTACGACGCTGGGTCTCGTGGCCGGTCAGTGGCTGCGCATCGATGGTTTCGTCACCACGGCGGACAACGACTTCGTGCGCGTCTCGGCGATTGCCGCGCATACTCTCACCTTCGACCGCACCCCGGCCGGTTGGGCGGATGACGCGGGCACGAGCAAGGTCATCAGCGTCTATATGGGCGACGTGCTGACCAACGGGTCGACGAAGCGCTCGCGGACATGGGAGCGGCAGTATCTCGACCATTCCCCGGTGACCTATGAATATCTGCCGGGCGAAGTCGTCGACAAGCTGACAATGAAGGTGACCGCGGCGCAAATCGCGACCTACACGCTGGATTTCGTCGGCGGTGGCCAGAGCACCGACACCACGACCCGCGCCTCGGGCGCGACCGACACCGCGGCGCCGGACAACGACGTACTCAACGCTGCGGCCAACGTCGGCCGGATCGGCGTCGACGGCTCGGCCGTCAGTGGCCCGAGCTATGTCATGGATGCGACGATCGAGGTGGCGAACAACCTGCGCCGCCAGGTGGCGATCGGCAGCATTGCGCCCGTGGGCATCGGCAACGGCGAATTCGCGGTGACGCTGACGCTCAACACCTATTTCGGCGACAAGTCGCTGCTCGACAAGCTGCTCGCCAACACCCTGACCTCGTTTGATCTTCGCATCGGCCGCACGGACAGCAACAACGAGAGCTACGTGCTCGACTTCCCGAGCGTGAAGTTCCAGAGCGGCTCGCCGTCCGTCAGCGGCAAAAATGCCGACGTGATGTTGCAGCTCGGCGCCGCGGCGGTCGTCGACGATACGCTCGGCTACACGATGGCCGTCAACCGCTTCTACTACCTGCCATAAAGGAGGGCACTTTGCAGCTCGACACCCTCAAGATCGACCCGACAGCCGTCGAACAGGGACAGTGGGTCGCCGACATTCCCGACATGGGCGACCTGGAATTCAAGGTCCGCGGAGTCGGCAATGCCGACTATCGCCGGTTGCAGGGCAAACTCCTTCGGGCCGTCCCGCGCTCGCAGCGCACCGACCTGTCGCCCGAGCAGCAGGATGAGATCGCCGGCAAGCTTCTGCTCGAGACGTGTCTGCTCGACTGGCGCAACCTCACGGACGCCGACAAGAAGGTCATTCCCTATTCCAAGGAACTGGCGTCCGATCTGCTGCTCAAGCCGGAATACACCCGGTTCCGCGATGCCGTGGCCTATGCGGCTGCCAGTGTCGGCGAGCAGCAGGCGCAGGACGTCGAGGCCGACTCAAAAAACTGACCGACGCTCTGATCTGGTCGTTGGATTGGGGCGATGCTGAAAAACTGATCCTTGCGGCAGCGGGCGCGAATGCGTCGCTGCCTTTTCTCGCGACGAAAGTCGTCCGCGATGTCCACCTCGAATTCGAGTGGCACGCCTTCATCGAACTCAGCAATGACCGGCCGATCGGCATGGCCCTTGGCGCGATGCCGTGGTCGTCCATCGATCGGTATGGCGAGCGACATGGGGTTGTCGGCGATGAATTCGACCGTTTCGCGCGGCTAATGCGCGAGATGGATACCGCCTTTCTCGACTGGCACCGCCGGCGGGACGAAGCGCAAAGGACGAAACCCTGATGGCTGTTCTACAGGAAGTCGTCCGCGTCCTCACCATCCGGTCGCAGACGCAGGGCATCGACGAAACGACGTCGTCGCTCAACAAGCTTGCCGGCGCCGAGGCGCAGGTTGCGGTGCAGTCGGACAACGTCACCAAGGCGTCGATCTCGACCACCAATGCGCTCGACCGTCTGCAGCGCTCGATCGACTCCGAGTATCGCTCGCAGCAGAGCTTGAGCAGCGCGGCGACCGTGCTGTCTCGCGCGCGCGGGCAGGGCATCATCGACATGAACGAGGAGCAGCGGCTTCTTGGGCTCGCGACGAGCAAGTATGCCGATCTCGGGCATGGCGCGGAGGTCAACGCGGCGCAGATGCTCGCACTAACGCACGTCGCGCGGTCGATGACCGAGCAGATTGCGATGGGCGTGAATCCGGTGCAGGCGCTGACGGCGCAGATTTCGCACCTGAGCTTCATTATGACCTCCGAAGGCGGACTCGTCGGCGCGTTCAAGAGCTTGGGAGTGCTCATCGCGCCCTTCGTTCCGTTGCTGCTCGGCATCGGCGCGGCCGCGGGAAGCGTGGCGCTGATCTTCGCCGGCATGACGACCAAGATCAACGAAACCGCCAAGACGCAGGTCAACTTTGGCGAGGTGTTCAAGGCCACGATCCAGGTCGCAGCCGAAGACATCGGCAAGTTCTTCAAGCCAGCGGTGAACAACCTCGCGATCTGGTGGAAGCAGTTCGTCGACTGGATTTCGCCAACCTTCAAGCAGGTCGGTGACGACATCATCAACGTGTTCTCGACGGCCTTCAACATCGTCAAGGATACCTGGTCGCTGCTGCCCGACGCCTTCGCCTCGATCTTCACCAAGGCCATGAATGGCGCGATCGACATCGTGCAGAATTCGATCAACGGCATCATCGGGCCGGTGAACAATCTGCTGAGCGCGGCGCATTTGCCGACGATCGCCAATGCTGACCTGTCGGGCTTCAAGGGTAAGCCGAGCAACGCCGATACGCAGTTGGGCTCCATCGTATCCCGCGATGTCGCCTCGGGGATGAGCGCCGATCCCCTCGGCCAGTTCTTCGGCCAGGTCTCGACCAAGGCCCAGGAATTGGCGGTCGCCGACGCCACCGACAAGATGAGCAAGTCGATGAAGGCGGCGAACGACAACGTCAAGCTGCTCAAGGACGGCCTCAAGGACCTAGGCGGCGTCACAGATATCGTTGCCAAGAGCCAGAAGGAAATGGTCAACAACGCGCTCGGTTCGTTCGCGAACCTGAGCGGCGCGTTCTCCAAGCTGTTCCAAGACAACAAGGCTCTCGCAGCCTCGACGGCTATCCTGCAGGGCCTGCAGGGCGTCGCCTATGCGATCGGCTCCGGGCCGCCACCGTGGAACCTCATCAACGCGGCTGCCGTGGGCATTCAGGCCGCTGCGAACGTCGCGCAAATCCTCGCGACCAATCAGAACAGCACGTCCATGCCGACCGGCGTCGGGGCGTCCTCTGCCACTCCTACCGCGAGCGTCGGCGCGGCCTCGACGCCGTCTTCGGCGATCAACCTCACGATCCGAGGCTCGGGCAATATCAGCATCGACGACATCGCCAAGCAGTTGCAGCAGAGCATCGCCGACGGCGGACAGTCCGGGCTCATCAAGGTCATCAGGGCAGCATGAGCATTTTCATCGCGCCGAGCGTCGTCCTCGATGCCTCGCTGCCATCGCTGCAGTGGCCAGTGTTCCTGTGGGACAACCTGGTCACCTCGAGCGGCATCGCAGCCGACAGCCAGGACAGCAACTATCCGGCCAGCAATCTCGCCAACCCCGCGACGGCGTCGGTCTGGAAATCGACGTCGACCGCATCGCAAAATATTGTCTTCACCGTCGATCCCGCGACACAGATCGACGCGATAGGCATCGCTCGGCACAATTTCGGCTCGACCGGTTGCGGTGTCACGATCTACGGCAAGACGGCGGACGTCGGTGCAACCTATCAGACGCTGGTCGATCTCTCGCCCGGCGATGACAGCCCAATTCTCGCGATCGTCACCGCCGGCTACTACACTTCGATCAAGATTACGATTGTGCCAAATGGCACCGCTCCCCAGGCGGCGGTCGTCTCGATCGGCACGCTGCTCAACATGCCCTGCGGCATCCCGCCGGGGCATACGCCGCTGTTCGATGCCCGTGACGTGACCATGCTCGCCGGAATTGCCGAGAACGGCGATTTCCTCGGCGACATCATTACGCAGCAGCGTCTCGGGACCAGTGTCGCGTTCAAGTATCTCGATGGCGACTGGTTCCGGTCCAACATGCGGAGCTTTCTGCAGTCGCGAGTCCCATTCTTCTTCGCCTGGGCGCCAGCGGTCTATCCGCTCGAGGTCGGCTTCGCGAAATTCGATGGCAGCGCAAAGCCGATCATTAATCAGGCTGCGGGTCTCATCGACATCACCATTCCCCTTGTAGGCGTCGCGCTCTGATGTTCCACGACGGCTGTACGGC